GTAGTTCGTCGTCTTTCTACCGAGTGCATTTGCACCAGCGGTCATGATTGACGGGGTTTGACGTAGGAGCGCATCGAGGGCGTAGAGTCCCATGGGGACAGCAGCCGATCGTGCATATGGGATAATGGCGTTTGAAGATTTTGATCGAGTCATAATTCATTCCTTCCATCATGGGACATAGTCCTAGGGAGAGATTGTTTCTTGACAACGTATTCAATCGTTTATTTCAAGCTACAGCTATTTTTCTAGTTGTTGCCAAGGAATTGCGATACTAAATCTTCAGCAGATTCAGGGAAGATTCTAGAATCTTCTCGAAGAGAGTAAAAGAATCGAGGTGCTATGAGAGTTTCAAGACTTTCAAGTTCATAGGGATAGACGGGAAGGTTTGGATTGGCCTTGGAGAAACGCCGAAAGCGTCTCCAAAAGAACTTGGACTGCTTCTTTGCAGTGTCAGGTTGGACAAACCAACGATGAATAGCCATAAGGCCCATCATCAACCCACCATCCCGACTGTAGGGATCTGGTAATAGAGAACCGAACGGTCCGATATTAGTCGTAACAAGTGGGCCGAACTCAGAAGAGCTCGTCCACTCAAAATGTTTGAGAAGGAAATCCTTCTTAATCATTTTCTGACACAAAGTCAGGTAACGCGAATAATCGGTCCGTCGACCCTCTCGCCAGTTAAACAAGCCATTTGTATGGCAAGCAACCCACAGTCGTTTAAACCGTGTGAACTTCTCCACCCCAGGATAGGGGATCCCCAAACAACCTGCGTTCGGTGAACCAGCCTTTGGACCTGGAAATTGGTTTAACCAATGTCCGTAGCGTCGCCAAAACAATTTTAGCGCGCGATCCTGGAACCGTGGAGGAACAGTTAATTTGAAGTCTCGCCAGAGTGAAGGTAATAATTCATAGGCCGTTTGTTGGGAACCATCTTCTCTCGTCTCCAAAAGGAGCGAGTTGTTAAGAAGGCCAACATTAGGGATCTGAATTCGCATCCAGCGATCAGAGTCCTTAGACCAGTGAAAATACTGTGAGTTGATCAGAGCCATATCGCGGGAGAAATAATTCTTTCCCAGGGAGAACTTTAGTCCTGCCCGAGAGGTAATATACTTCCACCGACGATACTCCACGGGAGTCGCCCTAAACAGGACATCGTCTCCATTTACAAGGAAATGACGTCCTCTATTCAGAGACATCCGCGTGGCCGCTCCATTGATCACACACAAGAGAGGAAATGACAAGATGTTTCCCATCATTTGCCCCCTCTTCACATGAAAAGGTGAGAATTCCTTTTTCGGAGGAAAAAGGATTAACTGTTCGAAAGAATCGAAAGCCATCTTCTTCAAACGCTCGGTATACTCTTCCTTTAACCAAAAGGTTTCGGGATAGAGAAACTCCATGTTTTCGAAGAAGGCCTCAAGAGCACATCGAGTGGTCCATAAGTAAAGGTTGTCGGTGGCGGCTTCATAGTCCCCAGAGACGATCTTTTCACCTTTCTTCAATTCCAATCACCTTGTTAATGCAACTCTCCACCGGGACCCCACCAACCAATTGGTAGGTGGGGACCTTTCTTAGAGAGCGATTCATTGCCTTTTGTACCGGTCGTAGGAGCTGAAGTGACCAGGATTGTTTTGTAATAATCCGGACCTTCAGAGGCTCCAAGAGACCAACAGGAGTAGCAACTTCAGACCCAGATGGTTCTGTG